GGCTCAACTGTTGTTGAATGGGGTGACTTTTATCAGCATACTGCTGTTATTACAGTTAATACTACATTAGGTGCTATTGCGGGCGGTGCTGCATTAGGTTTAGGTAAGCTTATCTATACTTTGCCTGCCGGTGCCGTTATAGTGGATGCTGCTTACATGAGCATTGCTATTACACAAACTCAAGGGCATATTAATGCCGATACGCCTGAAGTGGGCCTTGGTACGGTAGTTGCTTCAGGTGCTGTTGCTATCCTGGATACCCCTAGCACATTTGAAAACTTGCTAACTGGTCAGGTAGCTGCTAACTGTACCGGTACTGCAACTGTCAAAACTGTAGCGGATCAAGTTTTTGTTATTGAATCTGCTGCGGCTCACAGTGTGTACATCAACGTGGCTGCAACATGGGCCGCAAGCGGCGATGCTGCTGCATTGCTAACTGGTACAGTGGTTCTTAAATACAAATTCATGCACTAATATTAATCGGCTCTTTTGAGCCGGTTACATTCTATAAGAGGTTATTATGAATCTTAAACAACAATTAGACATACAACGCATGTACAGCAATCAAGCTAGTGCTGGCAAAAATGACATTCAGAAACGTGACGAAGAAATTGAGAATTTGCAACGTAAGCTGAAAAACGTTACTAAAAAAGATATTATAGTGAAACAATAACATGACCTTAACTGTAGAGAATGGCACAGGTGTAACTGGCGCAAATAGTTATGTAAGCGTAGCTGATTATATTGCCTATGCCCTTCTTTACGGCAAAGTTATAGCGAGTGGTCCTGCTGAAATAGAATTACGTAAAGCATGGGATTACATGCAAGGGCTGAAATACAAAGGTACAAAGACCTTCCCCACCACGACTAACGACGCCATGTTTCCAAGGGACAACATTTATATTGCTGACCACGATCATTGTATAGCAACTGGCACGCCTATAACTGCCGCGCAGTCCCTGACAATGGCTATAAGAGTGCAAGAAGAGGTTGCACTTGGTATTGACGCTGGTATAGATAATCTTGCTATTAAAGGTGGCAAGGTTGTATCGTCTGAAACCTTCGGACTATTAGCTCGTGCATTTGCAACTAACAAAGAGTCACCTCTGACAAATCCAAGAGTTGATTTATTTTTAAATCCCTTATTACGTAATGAAATAATGCCTTTGCATTTTAGAGTAGTTTCCGACAAAGAATCATCTTACCTATGTAAGCATAGAGAATGTAATCGTGGGTATTGCATGTACCTAGGTGATGGATACTCGTACTATGAATAGTTACCCATGGTCGAACACAGTTAATGATTTGATAAATGCATATGGCTCGGATACACCTCTCACAATTACGAGAGCTAATCCTGGCACTTATTCTGCAACTACTTTAACCACTAGCGGGGATGCATCAGCATCAACATATTACGTTATGGGCGCGATAGTGCCCGCATCTAAAAAGCCTGGTAAGTATGACCAAAGCGAGCAGGCTACGTTTAATACAGGCGTTGCAACTCTACAGGCATATCTAAAAAGCACTGATACATCTGGAAATATATTTGCACCTGCTATTAACGACACCATTACAGTGTCAGGGCAGGATTTTCGCGCTATGGAAATCAATAAGATCCAACCTGATGGCGTAGTTTGTGGTTACATTATAGATTTGAGCGTGTAGCATGAGTACACAAGATGATATCAATAACGCTAAAGCAAATATGCTTAAAAAGATGGAAAAAATAGTCAGAGCTGGTGCTATAGGATGCTTCCAGGAAATTGTAGTCGGAAGCCCAGTCGATTCAGGCCGCTTCCGGGCTAATTGGCAAGCCAGCGTAAACAATCCTAATTACAATACAGTGCTAGACGGCGTTAAAAGCAAGACAGATGGTCATGGCAAGGTTATTAAAAATCAATTCCCCCAAACAGACGATGTTATCGGGCATACTGTTGATTATACATTAGATGGTGTGTTGTTTTTAACTAATAATTTGCCTTATGCTGTTAGGCTGGCACATGGCTGGAGTCAGCAAAGGGGCGACGGATGGGTAGATACAGCCGTTCAGAATGCTAAAAATAATATTAAACTTGCGGCAGGGCAATAGATGACAGCAACAACGCCTTTTTTTGACATAGAATCAGCATTCCAGGCCAAATTACTTACTGTGAGTGGTGCTCCAAGTGCAGCTAATATTGATTTTGAGGGTACAAAAACGTATACCCCTGTATTAGGTACTAGATTTTGGCGAACTACGAATAATGCTGCTAATAGTAGCCAGGTTACTGCTGATGCAATGCAATTACATACTGGTGTGTACCAAGTTGATATCATAACCCCTGTTGCTAAAGGTTTAAAATCTATATTGAATGATATGGATGCTATACAGTACGCATTTAATACGGTTACATCACTTAATGCTAATGGCACAAAGATTATAATCAATGGTGTGGGGCGAACAAGAGTTACACGAGAGGATAGCTGGCTTTACGGATCTGTAAAGATCCTTTACAATTGCTATAGTTATTAATATAATAGATACAACAGAATTGAGGGTAACGCATTATGGCTAGTCCAACAACGTATACAGTAAAGGTACAGGGTACTATTTTACAGATGACTCGTGGTATGGACGACCCTGTAATAATTGGCTCTATACAAAATAGCAACGGGCTATCAAGTCCGGTTAACGAAATACCCCTAGGCAGTTATGAGGATGGCGTAATCGTGACTAGGCCGGGCCGTAAAAAACTAGGTACTTACAATTACGATATGTTTTTTAATCCTGATGACACAGTACAGCAGACCCTTAATGAACTTACTGGTACAGATGAAGAGGTAATTTTTGAGCTTATTCAGCCTGAAGGCACTCTGAAGACACGTACATTTACTGGTATGGTTTCTCAATTTGGCGATGATGCTAAAGCCGATGGTGTAATTATGGGACATATAGTTATACAGGTAACAACTAATGCAGCGAGAACATAATGACTCTATCAAGTAATACACGAATTTGGCAAGGCTCAGTATTAAGTGTCCGTAATAGTGGAGATTCAGCCTGGGTAGATTTTTCCAATTGCATAGACTATTCTATGCCAGGTACGCCATCTGCTACAATTGATGCGAGTACGGCAGCGAGTACAGTAGACCAATTTAGACTTGGTATCCCTAATCGCGGCAAAGCTACTTTTAACGTCTTCGACTATATGGATTCACCTTTTCTTGCTGCTATGGATGCAATGCAAGATGGCGGAGAAACTAGAAAGTTTAAACTGGTTATCCCCGAAGGCACTAGAACCACAAGGATTTTTACCGGCTATGTAATTGATGCGCCTATAACTGGTACATACAATACATTGTGGAAAATGACACTAGACCTTAAAGTAGTTACAGACTTTTGGTTTAATGCCCCATTAACCGCTGCAAGTATGTCGCCATCAACTGGTGCAGCCGCTGGCGGGACAGCAGTCACTGTAACTGGAACCGGCTTTGTTGACGGGGAAACGTATGTAACTATAGGCGGAAATACGGTGGTTGCTGCTGATGTGACAGTTAACTCTAGCACATCATTGACTTTTACAACCCCTGCCCATTCCGCAGGCGTGGCCGCAACTACGGTTACAAGTCCAGAAACAACTACCGCCAATATAACCGGCGGATTTACATACTCTTAAGGAGTTTTAGAAATGGTTGATGCAACAAGAGAATTAGTGCTAAATGCTGCTGACATTGAACTTGTAAAATTATCAGTGCCAGCATGGAAAGATTCAGATGGTAATATTATCGACGTATATATAAAACAATTGTCAGGTGACGACGCTGAAGATTACGTCGCATCAACAAGCGATGGGCAAGGCGGCACTGCTCAACGTAATGCCAAAATTATTATTTGCAGTGTCTGTAATTCCGCCGGCGAGAAATTATTCACCACTAACGACATAGCAGCATTGCAAGGTAAGAACAGCAAAGTTTTAAATTGGTTAGTTGAAGAGATACTTAAAATCAATTTTAAAACTCCGACTGAAGTTGAAGACTTAGCAAAAAACTAATTAACCGGCCATTTACATTGTTTGCACACAGGTTAGGCCGGGACTTGTGTATGGATGTGGA